AAATACGCAGAGATTTGTGAAGGGATAAAAGTAACAGTACCACCAAATCAAGTTATACCACATACGCACGAAATCAATATAAAAGCAAAAAAATGACCCTTCACAATCGCTTGTAAGGGTCTTGTAAAAATGTTTGCTTATGTTTATACCTTGTAAAAATGAGTATCGGGCAACTAGAAAAAACTCTTTAGCGTTGACCCGAAAGATAAATAACAAAGGCTCTATGTAACGGCAGAGGTCAAAGACTATACTTACAACTTCCTTTGTTAAGTAATAAAAGCTGGTATTTTAAACCCCTCAGTCTTACCTAGTGAATATTTGCTTCTTGAGCAATTTTTGTGGGTATTAAGAAAGCGTCTTGAACCTTTCTAGAGTTAGAGTCCTTTTACTAACTTTTATTTTACCTTATCTTTTTTCTTTGTCAGTTTTTTTATTAAGTTTTTAACTATTGGTTTTACTAAATTTAAAATAATAGGAGTAGTCGCAGCCACAGATGCAATAAAAGCAGTAGAGACAACCACGCTAGGAGCTGGAATATATTGGTCGATGAAAGGTACTTTTTCCCAGACCGCATTACATGAACCATCTATACCACGCTCATATTTTAACAGCCTCTCAATCCTAAGCTCATTTTTAAAATCTCCTTGCCTAAACGGTGCGTCTTTGCTAGGACAAGGTTTATAGTCATCTTCTTTTTTTTCTTCTTTTGGTATTTCTATTTTTGGCTTTTCTCCTTCTGGTAATTTTGTCTCTTCTTTAACAGGTGCAACTTCTTCAACAATTATTAATTGATCTGGAACATATTGAAGAGGAGTAAAGCCAGGAAAAGGACAATCTGATACAACTCCTCTAGGATCATCTATAAGCAAGTTCCTATTACCTGTATTCTTAGTATCTCTGTGATAATATTTACAACCTATAACCTTAATATTTGAGTGTTCATAATTAGGCGAAAAAGAATATGGTATATGTATATTTGGAATACTTATTTCTGGGATGTTTATCTCAGGAATATTTATTTCTGACATTTTTTCTTATACACTTCAACACTTGATTGACATTGTGGACATTCTAAAAAGGTAAGAGTTGTATATTCGTCTAATATTTCATCAACATCAATGTTCGACATACAAATAAGTTCTGTCTCACAATAAAAGCAGTTCATTTAGAATCCAAGCTTTTTTGGTATAGGCAATGACTCACCTGTTGTTTTTGGTAATGCATTATCCATAAAATTTGGTAATAAGCCTTTTACCTCACCTAATACTTGATTCATTATTTTTGCTTTAAATTGTTCTGAAGTTACATATTTATAACCAAAGTAGCCTCCACCTACAACAGAAGTTACCATTATGAATGAGAGAATACTCAAAACATTTGCTATTTTTTGAAACATGAGAGAAGCCTTTGTTAAAGCATTAGTACCTGTTACTATTATAACTTTTTGCTCTCTTTGTGCATTAGCTCCACTTTATATTACGTTATCTATGATGACTAGAAATTACACTATAAATCGAAATTAAAAAAAAATGTATGAGATAAAAAATGAATATCTTTTTCCAACTCAAGTAGTAACAGGTAAAATTCCAAATTTTGATAAGATACAACAGCCTATGGTTGATTGGATGAATGAATATAAATCTAATAATGATGGAATTGCAAAAATATCTAACAAAGGAGGATGGCAATCACAAAGTAAAGAAGTATATGAAGATAATGGTTTTAAACCTTTTCAAGAAATATTAGTAAATTGTATTAATGAATTATGCCTTGAATATAAATTAGCGAAAAAGCTTAAAATTGCTCAAATGTGGATTAATATAAATGGTGCAAATTCTTATAATGTTAGTCATAGACATCCTAATTCAATTTTAAGTGGAGTTTTATGGATTAAACAAACTCCAGAGATGGGGAGATTTGTTTTTGACAATATGGATAATGGATACAGAGATGCAATGTTATTAACTAATACAGATGTAAATCATTTGTTAAAATATAAAATGCCTCCTGAGTATGTTCCTGATTATAAAGATGGAACAATACTTATATTCCCATCAGGTTTATCTCATAGAGTAGAAATTAATGAGACACAAGAGTATAGATATACTTTAGCTTTTAACATTGTCTACGATTGATTCAATTTCTTTTTCTTTGTTTTTAGTCGATAAAATCTGTGCTTGTGCATCTCTTACTCCTATAATTGCACCTTGATACCTATCCTCATTTTTACAGGCAATATCATAATCATTTTTAGCTTTTTGTTTAATTTTTTGAATTTCAATAAGTTGTTGCTCGTATTTAGTAATTAATTCATTTAAACAGTCTGTCATATCTATTTATAAGATGATTTATCTGCTATTAGTTTAGCCTTCCACGTAGCTTTTACATCAGTAGTCCACGCAGCATTACATATTGCAGATACTTCTGTTGGTTCTGCTGATAAATCAGTATCAACTAAGTTATCAGATTCATCTAAAGTTCCACATTGTAATACATATCGTTCAAAACTTCTTGTAAGTTCTGTGCCATCTTTTTTGATGACAGTTGCTTTACGGACTTGCACCGCTTTGTATATCCCGACAACTTCTATCTTGTCGTATTCGATTGACTCTGTAAGTGCCATTAGGATTAATCTCCGATTAAAACAGGTTTAGGCTTAGTTTTAAGACGTAGCTTCGGTCTAAGCATCTGTAAAATATATAACATTACCTCTAAAATCTTTACCAGAAACTTGACTTATAGTTTGAGTGGTTACACCATCAGATGCACAATGAAGAATATACATGCTAGTAGTGTTTTGTTGCACGATCATGTGTAAATTTTGAGAATCATTTGTTTCAGCAAATGCCCCACCATGTGTATTAACAGCTTGTGATCGTGCTGTAAAAGGTAATCCTCTTATTTCAGCAGAAGTACTAGATGTTAAAGACGGCCAAGTAATTCTAAAAGTAGCTATAACTAATCTACCAATTTTTGTGTAAAAACAATTATTAGTAGTGTTACTCCCTGTATATCCATGTGCTGTTGGAGTCCAAGTGCCTTCTTCATAGTCGTCAAGTGCGTTTGCTGCTGCGGTGTCAGAGTTAAACTTTAATCCGTCTGTGTCAATTCTTGCCTTTAATGTATTACCAGCATGAAATCTTAAATAATCTCCATTATGAACATAACCAACAAGACCTTGAGTAGAACCTCCACTATCTGCAAAAGCAAGAGTTCCATTTTGACCAGTCCCAGAAAGTATTGTTATTCCATCATTTTTACCATTTGCACTACTACCAACTATTAAATCATCTATTGAACTACTAGCATAAGTAGCACCATCAGTAGAACCTATAAGCAACCTTCCATTGCCATCAAGTCTCATTTTTTCACTAACATTAAGGTTACCACCAGTGTCAAACGCAATATGATTATTTGAATTAATACGAAGAATGTCATCTGATTGCTTGTATCCAATTACTGCACGATATTGGTTAGTACTGCTTCCAGTTCTACCAAAATTAATTGCTGAGTAATCACTTGAACCTAATGTAGATGATGTCAGATTGATTGCAGGGCTACTGCCATAAATTGTGAAAACTTTTCCGTTATTTGGATTGTCTGCATTACTACCATCTGGAGTTGTAGGGCTTGATGTTCCGATTCCAATATTGCCAGATGAATCTATACGCATACGTTCTGTTGGGGTAGATGTATTAGCTTCAGCTTTAAATACTATATTTGCATCAGTACTACCACCTTTAAACAGTATTTGTCCACCAGGATGAGTATTACCACCACCTATAGCTAAACTTCCACCAGATGAGCTACTCTGAATAGTTGCTGGATTTCCAATAGTAAGTTTAAAATTACTATTATCAAAAGTTAAATTTGATTCGCCATTTAAATTATTAGCAGAGCCAGAACCAGTAATAACTCTGTTATCTGCGTTGTTGTTTATTGTTGTCTTTGCATCATCCGCAAGTCCACCTGATTGTGTTTTAGTAAGTCCCATTAGTCAGCCTCCTCTGCTGTGTTTCCCTCTGCTACCCATTTAAGGTACTCTTGGTAGTCAGTGTTATCTTCAACAAATGGAATGTCAAGTCTATATGAGCCACAATCTTTTGTTACAGCCCATACATCTCCTTGAAGATTTTTAAGAAGTTTGTAAATTGGATTTGTTGGAAATGCCATGATTATAGTTCTGCGTCAAATCCTAGTCTAGCTGCTGAGTTGTTTGTTAATCCCCAATGTGAAGTTCCACTAGTTTGAGCAAGTCCACCAGATAAGTTTACAGTGCCAGCTTGAGGAGATGATGAATCTAAAATAACACTATTAGCTGTATCACTGCCACCATCACCATAAATTATGAAATAACCAGTTCCTTGTACTTTATAAAGAGAGGGAGATGTTCTCATCTTTACAGGAAAATTAACAACACCATTCCAATTAGGAGAATTATACATAGCACCTGTGGCTATTGGTGCTTGATTATTCGCACTAGCCTCAGCCCCACTAGCGTGCATATAAAAGTACCTCTGACATAAAGCAAGCTCCTGACCGAATGACCTATGCTCAAAATCTGTTGCCACACTGCCTACTTCTAATTGAACTCCTGTAATTTCAAATGTTGCATCATTTGTTGTCCACCAATCAGAAGTGTCATCTGGTGTTGAAGTATTTCCATTATAAACAACCCATTGATCGACAGTTGAACCACTTGTATAAGTCGTTCCAGTATACATAATCCATTGAAATTGTATTCCAAGTCCATTGTTATTATCAAAAGTTAGATTAGGATTGCCAATAAATGTATGAGTTATTTTTGTCCAAGTATTAGCTGCAAGTGCATACTTATGGTTATAACCATAATCTGTACCATCTTGTGTATATAAACTTAAAATAAAAGTTTTTGCTACACTTGATTTTGCCCAAAATTGAATAGTTAGTTTACTATTTGTATCTGTATAATTCCAACCACTATTTGCAATATCTTGTGCTTCTACGCTATGGGTAATAGCAAGATAATCGCCAGCATCAGCACCACTTGTTTGGTTTCCATTAGTTAATTTAAATGCGTTTCTAAAACCTGACGAATAAGGAGTGTCACTTGATGATAAATCAACTTGTGCCTGTGTAGGTGCTTCATCAGATCCGCCAACAGTTGTAGCAAATCTATCAACAGTATAATAGCCAGTAAATTGAGATGACGTTCCCCTTTGAGCCACTTGCATAGCTCCGTTAATTATTAAATTACGATTACTTAGGTTATTAGTAATATTGGCAGTACACGTTCCATCAGAGTTGTTGACAGTAATAGCAGACGTTGATGCTCCTACCCCTTTTATCGAATTTACTTTGATTTCACTCATGGTTTTGGATACTTGTCCTTAATAGCTTTGATTGTAGCTTTCCAGCCATTTATTCCATTATGGTATATATCGTCTAATTGACTAGCATAATCTGGATATTCAGCCCTTCTTTTAGATTTATAAGAGTCGTTTTCTAAGTCCCATGCAGCTTGTAATGCAGCAAGTCCATCTGTACATTGTTTCTCTGTAGGTTTAGAGCCACCATCATGCACTATAAGATTTGCATAAATTTTATTTTTAGAATCACTCCATCCAAACCATTGTCCATCTCTTACAGTTACAAGATAATCTTCTATGTGTTCTGCTCTTCCGTCTATTCTCATTAAGTGTCTCCTAAGCGTATAAATGTCATAAAAGTTCTATTTCGATTACTATCTCCTGCAAATGTTACACTACCTATACCATAATACCTAAATTTTACTTTTACATTACTGGTATCAGTAACATCAATCAATGTACTTGTTTGGCTAGTACCCCAAGAACTTGTTGAAGGTACATAGATACCATCAGATGAATCTGAAAGAATTGTATAATTATTATTATCAGTTGTAACTTCTATTCTTCCTCCAACATATCTTTGGCTTGATGTTGAATAAGCGTTGAACTGAAAGTCAACTTTATATATACCAGTTGAAGGGAATGTAAACATACCAGACGATTCAGACATTCCAGTGCCTAATGTGCCTTGGCCACCTGTATCCACTCTTTCTAAATTACTTGTTATATAATCATTTGGACTACTACCAGACAAATCTGTAGTCAGTCTATATTGATCTGCCATTGTTATTCCACCGACAGCAACAGAAGCAAAAGCCAAGTTACCTGACCCATCAGTTTTCATAAACTGACCAGTCGATCCATCAGCATTTGGTAATCTAAAAGTTACATCAGATGCAGGATTGGAACTAGGTGCAGCTATTATGCTTGAATTACCACCGCTATGTTTTAGTTTGATCTGGCTCATTTATGTAGCCTCCAATGTAGCGACTTTTGTTTCCAATGCTTCTATCTTACCAATAGCTTCCTGTAATGCAGCAGTTAACAAAGGAACAAGTTTACTTTGGTCTATACTTTGATATACAGGATTGTTATCAGAATCAACTTCATCTTTAGTTCCTGTTATAGCTTCTGGAACTGCTGTTACTTCATGTGCTAAGAATCCATCAACTGTAAGATCTGCATCTTTTTTAAAATTAAATCTTGATGGTTTAAGTGTTTTTAATCTTGTAATTCCGTCAGATATAGCAACTACATTTTCTTTCAATCTATAGTCAGAACTGGTGTTAAAATTTGTAGCAGAACCAGATGTGTTTATACCTCCTACATGACCATTAGGATTGTAAAAAACCAAGTGTCCCCTAGTACCCGTATTATCTCTACTGGAACTACGAGTGCCTTGGTACTCATACGAGGCATTTATAGATCCATTATTAACAGTACTATGTGACTGAGTTCCAGTGACATTTATAAGCAACCTACCAGACGAATCTATACGCATGCGTTCTGCTGCATTTACAGTAAATTCCATAGTGTTTGAAGAGTGTGTATATCTAACCTCACCTACGTTGTCATCTTCTGGATCTGCAAAAGCTAATCTACCAACTGTATCGTTTGGAGAACTAATTGTTATACCACAAGTTCCACTTCCATCGTGAACAACTAACTCCTGTGCATGAGGATTAAACCCACTAGGATTTGTTGTACCTATACCTAAATTCCCAGACGAATCTATCGTCATTCTTGTGTTTTGATTTGTTCCAAAAAACATTTTATTCACACTTTGAGAATAAGATATATATCCGTCAGACTCCCCACCTCCTGATGTAGCATCTGAAAAATAAATATTCCCTCCATTTCCTGTTCCTGATCTTATTGTGATACCAGTCTCACCTGATGTTGCGACTGTTAAATCATCAGCGTTATCATGTCCTTCAGTAGTAGTTCCTAAAAGCAAACGACCATCGCTATCAACTGTTGCTCTAGTCGTTCCAGCCGTATTTATATTGACAGTATCAGATGCAAAATTTATTCCTGTATTACTATCTGTTCCCTGTAATGCTGGTGCGGAAGCTGATCCATCAACTCCAGAAATACCAGTAGTTCCGTTAATATTTAAAGTCATAATTAAAGAATAACAAGAGTTGCCCCACTTGGCACTGTAATAGTAACACCTGAGTTTATTTGAGGACTTATAGTAACTGCATTTTTATTAGAAGTTAAAGTATAAGATGTCGTCACTGTCTGACCTGTCTCAACAAAAACCTGATCGCTTCCTCCTCCAGTAGCTCCCGCAGATATACCTGTTAGTGCTGAACCATCACCCGAAAAAGCTGTTGCTGTACAAGTACCTGTAATCGTAGCTCCGCCATTAACTGTTTCAAATTTCTTACTATTATTAAAATATAACTCTACTGCTCCATTTTCAATAAACTTAGCCATAGCTTCGTTTGCGGCAGGGTTTAATATTTGTGCTTGTGACGAAAGTATATTTAACTTTCCTGTGCCACTTTCTTCAATATATGAATTACTATTATCGTGATAAATGGATAAATCATTACCTGCTCCAAACCTAATTTTTTGATTATCTCCTAAATCTACATTTGTAGCTAAATCTTGACCTTGAATACTTCCATTTACTATTTTTGCACTTGTTACTGTATTGTCACCTGGAGTTCCAATCGCAATGGTCGTACCCATATTGATAATGAAATATGTAGAACCACTTGGAGGTGCAGAATCAAAAATAATATCTGTACCATTTACAACATATCCATCTGTCATATCTCCCTGACCAGTTCCATCATTAGGTTGTTGCATAACACCATTGATTGAAACTCGTAAGATTTCTGCATTTGTTGGTGTTACTGCTGTACTTGTTCCTTTAGTAACAAGTTTAAATCTATAAGCAGTTCCATTAAATGTTGCAGATCCTCCACCTGTTCCAGAAGATGAAGCAATATCTAATAAGTCAGCACTTCCTGTACCACCACTAGAACCGCCAATTTCTCCCCATGAGCTTCCGTTATAACCTTCAAATTCATTAGAAGTAGTATTAAATCTTAGCATCCCTGAGGAGGGAGATCCAGGCCTTTGTGCTGTCGTACCCGCAGCGATATCAATAGCTCCTGTACCTGTCATTAAGATATTTCCACTTACAGTCAAACTTGATAAAGTTCCAATATTGGCGGTAGAAGAATTTGTCTGAACAGAATTACCCATCAAACCATGAGCCGAACATTGATAATGTAAAACCATCGGAGTGTTGTCTGCTATCACAATCTGTGTATAAGCACCACTAGAACCTGGTGTTCCGTTTGTAGTTACATTAGTTGTATAAGCAGTTGTCTTGTCAGACTCAAGATAAAAACGAAGAGGATGTCCGCTATTACTACTATCTGACTGATCGAACTTATATGTTCTACCTGGAGTAAGAGTTATGAACGGAGCAAACTTGCCATCAATTTTATAGCCATTACTAGATCCGCTTCCGTTGTATCTATGAGTCGCATCTTTTGAAGCAACTGTGACTGTAAAAGTCTTAACAGATCCAGTATAAGTAGCAACAAGACTAGCAAAGCCTCTTATATTGCCGTCATCTGTAAGAGTTAGATCACCTGTGAAGTCTGGACTAGAACTCTGACCCGCTTGAACCCAAGATAAAACTCCGCTTGCATTACTTGATAAAACATATCCACTCACACTTGCATCTGCT